CCTTCAAGGGTTTTATATTTGGTTTTATTTTTACTCGCAACAAAAAGAGTTGGGGAAAATTTTTCCCTCAACTCAACACGTTCACCGCCAGAGAATCCACGATACAAAACTGTTTCATTGACAATGGCAACATTAGTATAAAAATTCATCAACCAACAACTTCACGGTAAAATTTTAGCAGATCCTCGCGGGGTTCTACAATAGTTAAAATATCAGCAGATCTAATAGGAATTTGCTTTTGATAAGAATAATCAATAAAATTATCAAGAGTTAAGTACACTCGCGATGCCTCTCCACCAATATATTCAGAACTAAACTCTAAAGAGTTAGGTGGAATTGAATCAGATTCTTTATACAAATAATTGCGTACAATCTCCTTAGGATTAATTAGCACACAATCTGCATCTTCACCTTCTCTCTCCTCAATCTCCGAGATCAGTGATTGATGGGTTTTCAATAGAATCACTTTGACTGTCATTTTTTTCTCCAAATTCGTTGTTAAATTCGTCTACAATATTTTGTTGTGGATTAGTGATTGTCACAATCCAGTCGTAAGGAACAAAAAACTCCCGCGAAGCAGATAAAGGAAGCCAGGGATCAAACGTTAAAGTATCACCAAAAGTTTCCGAAACACGATGCGGATTAATAAAAACTAAACTGACTTGCTTTTCAGTTTCTTTATCTACAATTTCTCTTACGTCTGCAATAAGTTCTTCTCCAGATTTAAGCAGCACAAGTTGAACGGTCATAAACCTCGCATGAATTATACCCTATTATACCATAGGGTCAGCGAAGAGACAAGCTTGTAACCTTAAGATTTTTTAAATGCTGACTGAGTTTATCTAAGTATCCTCTATTGCGAAGTTCTTTGAATACTAGATTTTCTACAGCAAACTCACCTCCACGTTGAATAGATGATGATCTCATGTCACGAATTTTCTCTTTAAGTTTTTCAAAGGCATCACGATCATCTGCTCTGTTATCAATAAGGAAATCAATCTTCTCCATATACTGCTTAACTTTAGAAGTAATGGATGGATCAGATAAATTAACTTCTTGATACACAGGACGAGTTAACCACAAACTATTTTGTAGTGAGAATACTCCCTGTCCAGATGGAGTCGGTGCAGATAAATCTTGAGCATATAATTCTACATCATGACCATATATTTGAATGTCATGAGTTAATGCCCAAAGTTGTTTTTTATCTTGAAGATAATCATCAATTATCTCAGGGCAATTAGCAATCTCTTCCTTCCTTACTAACAAATGAAGATCTAAATCAGAATACTTGGTGTAATTATAATTAGCATTACCACCTACCAGGATTACATCTTGAATAGCGTAAAGTGGAATATTAGCAAACCTTGCCCACTCTTCAGCAATTTTTAATAATGCTTCTCTGACTTCTGGTTTGATTGCTTCGCCAACCCAGAACTTAGGATTAAGAGTATTATGATAACGCAGGGTTAATTTTAAATCGCTATAAGTTTTCATGAATCACCGCCACGAGATGAACTTGATTTGTATGCACACACCTTCTTGCCTGTTGATTTATATGTTGTAGTTCTGCCATAGCACTTCACCTTTGGTTTAGGAGGGTTAGCACCAAAATCGCCCTTCATTTCAGAAATATATTGCTTAAAGGTCTTCATCCTTTTTTATTTTTATTTATAAAAAAGGGAGACACCCCTGAAAGTTGCCAGGGGGTCTCCTGCGGCCGACGATATTCAATTCTATTTAGTTAAGTTCGTATGTTTTTTTCTTCTGGTGCTCTGGAATAATACGGTTCAGAGTAATTGTCAGAAGTCCATCAGCAAATTTAACATCACCAACTTCTACATCATCAGAAAGTGTTCTGCTCCAGGTAAATGCTCTGCGAGCAATTCCATTGTGAAGATACTCATATTCATTTTCGGACTTTTTAACTTCTACGAATAACTTATTCCATTCGGTAGAAACTTCAATATCCTCTTTTCTGTATCCAGCCAGAGCAATTTCTAAAGTATACTGGGTAGAACTTTGCTGAATTAAATTGTATGGTGGAAAATTTGGAGATGATTCGTGAACAGTTGCAAATCTACGAATCCATTCATCCATTCCGATGCCGAATCTACTGGCATCTTCCATTAATTTATTAATGTCAGTGACATTATATTTTACTACGTTAGTTGTGAACATGGTAGACCTCCTTAAGCGTCTATAGTGTGTGTCCCCGAAGGCGACACTACTATTTAACAAGATTGCATAAAAAAGGGGGGTAGCAACCCCCGTACATCATTCTTCGGATGTCACTACTTTTTTCTTACCGATGTTATACTTTGCTTCCAAAGTCCATTCATCTTTTTCTTTATATGCAATAACCTTAATTTGATTCAGAGGAGATACATCCTCAATCTGCTCAGGTTTTACCGTAGTAATCAGTTCCCAATCAACAAGCAGTTGTGTGATACGATTACGACGTTGAACATCATTCAACGTAAGGTTAGCACGTTTACCATCAAGCGCAAATAGTTCTTTAAAGTGAACGATATAGTATCTACCTTGCTTGTGAAGGATATGGCAGCTCTGATAGAGTTTCTTTTCTTTACGCGATGCAACACCAATGCGAGTCAGCGTTTCACGTACTTTAAGAAAATCATCAGGCTCACTTAAAGTAACTTCCACCATTTGATCTGGTGTCCAAGATACTTCAATGTCAGTCGCTGTTGTCATTGTTTCCCACCTCTAGTTTGTTTCAGTTTGATAGAATTAAGTTGATCGCTAGAAAGAATACTTAGAGCAGTTCGTGCTTTCTCATTACTGTAACCATAATAAGATTTGACTACTTCAAGATCATCTAGTTTTTCTTTTTTTAACCAAGGAGAGAATCTCCGTTTAGGTCTGACAATATTTAGTAAAAATTCATATTGTAGTTTTGGTGACACATGATGATTAATATTCATTTCATTTGCTACCATAATAGTATCTATAAACCCAGACAAACAGCGATTAATAATATATGGGGGATATTCTTTTTGATTCTCATCGGTCATGATATTTTGCTTTTCATGATTGATGGAATTCAACCAATGTTTGAGTTCTGTCTTCATGCTTTAATAGTACGCACAGGACCCATCACACCTTTACCAGATGCAGTGAATTGGAAGATCTGAACAGTACCATCATACTGGGTAACTACGATGTTATCTCCCTGAATTACAGCAGCAGAAACATCTTTACCAAATGTGGCAACAGGACCAGACAAACTACGGAGTTGAGCAACACCGTTTTTAGCAATAACAAAATAAGATTCTTTAGTCATAGTTAGTAATCAGAAGTTCAGCACGATCTTTTTGTTCATTCATATAATCACCTGTGGATCTCATAGTATAAGTAAGATCCCAAGTACACTGATTATATGTATTATACCATTCAACCAGAGTTGGATTACTATTATAGGTAATCATCCATTTGTCTTTGACATTACCTTGAGTTAACCAGGCATGAAATTCTTGATGATTGAACCCTTTATGTAGTTCACCTTTCTTACCATACAAATTATCTTTGATATCATATGGTGGATCAAGAAACCAGAATGTTCCTACAGGAGCAGGTGTGCTCATCATGTCCCAATAAGGACCACAGGTAATTTTCCAATTCTGAATGAGTTCAGAATACTTCTGAAGGTTTTCAATACCACGCATCGTGAAGTTATGATCACTTGCCTGTGCAGAAAAAGAAGAACTTTCAGTCAGACCAGAGAAACTGCACTTATTGATGATATAAAATGCTACTGCTTTATACAAAACAGGAGTTTCAGGGGTGTTCAATTCAACTTTCATTTGATTGAAAAGACCACGAGCAAGGTCTGGAGTATCACAAAGTTTCTTTTCATTCTTCAGAATCTCATAAAGTTCTTCAGAGTGATCACGAAGAATAGTCCAAAAGTTTACCAGCGGAGCATAAAGGTCATTCACCCATACAGGAATGTCAGGGTATTCTTTTGTGAATGCAATTGCTACGCTACCACCACCAAGAAAAGGTTCACGGTATTCGGTAATGTCAGCAGGAAATTTAGGCAGCAGATACTTGATTGCTCGGGATTTCCCGCCTGGATAGCGTAGTGGGGTTTTCAGGGATTTCATAATCAATAGGGTGATACTTCAAAAATTCACGAAAGGTCATTTTCATTTCCTTGTGCGTCATGCCGCAGTGGGCAGCAGCAGCAGGAAGGTTCATTGTAGCACGGAACAAACTCCAGTTTGCTTCTGCAACATTTTCAGGTGTAGTTTTTACTTCAGTCATTTACCAATTCAAGATCTTCAATACAATCAACGGTTACTTCATGTTCCGCAATACGATACCAATGTTTGTCAACACCAAGGGTATCAGGATAAAAACCAAGATACTCAAGATCAGCACTTGAGTTTTCCCGCAACCATGCCTGAAGGCGATGGTGCATTAATTCATCACGATTAATCATTTAAACTCACACTCCATCATAATTTCAGTCAGACAAGCAAGAAGATTAATTTCCTGGTCTGCAGCAAATGCTGCTTGGTATTGATACTTGGCAATCACAAGGACTGCTGCGGGAATTGTACTAGGTACGAGCGAATCATACATTGCTTCGTAGATGCGATGAATGACCATGTTGAAATCATTATCAAGATTAGAAACTACCCACTTGCGAACAGTATTAAACTCCTTATTCTTCAGAGAAGTAATCAGTTCCTTCAGATTAACATCAGAAATCTCTGCAAGAATTCCAGTGTTAATGGAACCAGTGTTACCATACTTCTGAAGTTGGTTCAGTACACGACGCCAATCAGGAAAGTGTCGTTGAATTAATTCAGCAACTACCTTTGCATCGTACTCAACACCTTCTTCAGCCAAGATTTCCCGTACTCGGTCAAAGAATTGGGCAGCGACGGATGCTCGCTCCTTTCCTTTGTAAGTGAAATCAATGACAGAGCATCGGGATTGGATTGGGTCAATGATTTTGTTTTTGTAGTTACAGGTAAAGATAAATCGGCAGTTGCTATGATACGCCTCAATACTACTCCGCAGGAGGAGTTGTACATCGTTTCCAGTGTTGTCTGCCTCATCAATAATGATGACTTTGTGCTTACTTCCTTGAAGTGATACGGTCGTCGCAAAAGTTTTTGCTTGGTTCCGTACCGTGTCCAAAAATCGTCCTTCGTCAGATCCATTGATTACAATATAAGAGAGTCCTAGTTCGTTACAGAGTGCCTTCGCGGCAGTGGTTTTACCAACACCAGGAGGACCAGTGAGAAGAAGATTATTCAACTCACCAGCATCTACCTGCTGTTGAAGATCCCGCTTGATACTATCAGGCAGAATACATTCTTCAATTGTCTGTGGGCGGTATTTTTCCACCCAAAGATACTTGTCTTGCATTATATAAAAAACAAAGGTCAGTTAGAATCAGGTTCCAGTGCAATATAATACACAAGAGGAATAGACTGGTGAATAAATTTGCTGATCAGTTTCTTAGAAATGATCACATGATAATCACCCTTGAGGAGTTTGATATTCTCAACTTTAAGATTGAACACAAATTCCTCATTCGTAGTGCCTACAGCAATTGAAAAAGTATTTGAAGTATCATTTTCTTTGTCGCGAGCAACAATACTGATTTCTTTACCATCACCGACGACAGAAAAATCAGGCAATTGATAAACTGAAGCGGCACGAATAACACTATTCAGATCCGATTCAGTCAATGAGAATTGCACATCCTCATCAGGAAGTTTAATATCTTTGTCTGGTGCTTGTTTGATCAGACTGGCATCTGAAAAGAAATATTTAATTTGTGACCGATTAGTTTTGATGCGAACAAAATCACTATCATCAAATACCATTTCGGCATTCTTCATGAGTGACATACCACCAAGAAACTCATTGAGATCATACAGCGAAAAGTCACGAGGAAACTTTTCTTCTACCTGTGCCACAGCAAAAATATTTTCTGCTACAGAAATAGTACGAAGAGTGTTTCCAGATTTTACAGAAATTGACTGGTTGATACCAGAAAAGTTCTTGAGGATATTAAAAGTACTTTCAGAAAGTTTCATAATCAGGATTTAAATTCAGTGAGACCGTTATCAGTGCGGTTGTAATGTTTATCAAAGTGAAGCAGCAGCATAGCATAGTGAATCACTTTCATCAAGTCGCGCTTGCTGCGACCATCCTTATCACCATAACGACTGCCGTATTTGATGATGTTTGCTTGACAGAATCCAGCAGCAAGTTCTTTTGCTGCCATAAGATCAATCGTTTGAATGTCTTTATAATCGTGTTCATGACCGCAGTAATGACTGCCATATGTACTCACGATATAATCTTCAACATCTTTCAGGATTTTATCCTCGTTATACTTCCATTGCATTTGTCAATTCCTCCATTTTACTAAAGTTTTTCACCTTGTTGAATTTAAGAACCCGATCAAACTTCTCTACCATATGCTCCCTATGGGAAATGATGAAGAGGTTTACGTCGTTGGTAAAGTTCCTCAATATGAATGATAACTCATCCGTGCCCGTGCTGTCAAGTGAGCTGTCAAAAATTTCGTCAAGGATCAGCAGGTTGGTGTCCACGCTGTTCTTAAGTTTTGCAACAGAACGCCAGGTCAACATAAGAGCGATGTCAATACGAGACTTCTCGCCCTCCGAAAACGATGAGTAACTGAAATCATCCCGATAACGGGACTTAATTGTTTCTTCAAAACTTTCACTCAACGTAAAGTTTACAAAGAAATCCATTTGCTGAAGATACTGGTTGATAAGTTTATTCATCACTGGAAGGTATCTCTTAATGATCCTCGTTTTAATACCAGTATCCTTCAGCAAGTTTGCAGCAATAGTATAATAATCTTTATTCTCTTTATGTGCTACAAGAATACCTTCATAATTTACAAGTTGCTCTTGAAGTTTTTGAAGAACTTGATACTCTTCACCAGAACTATTTTTCTGCTGATTGAGTTCATCTATTTCCTTTTCTAATTCACTAACTTGAATTTGAAAGTGATTGATAAGGTTATTGTTTTTATCAATTTGAGAATTTTTACTCAGGATATCATTACTTATTGATTTAATATTAACCAATTCATCCTGAACTTTCTCCATCTCTTGCTCAAGTTTTTCCCAAGCAATTTCCGTTTCTTGAATTGCATTTGCATTTTTTGCAATCTTGTCAAGTTTAAACCTCTCATCAATTCCTTGTTTACAAGTAGGGCAACTGTCGTTGTCTTGATAGAATTGATTTTCTTTAACTAAATTAGTTACTTTTGTTTTAAATTTAAATTTAAATTCTTTTAAATTATCAAACTTAGTAGATATTTTATCCTGACCAGACAGTTGAAATTGTTTTTCGGATATATAGAGATTCAAATCTTTGTTCTCTTCCAAAAGAAACTTTGATTTCTTTACGAGTTCATCAATTTTAACTGATTTGTCTTGGATAATGCTTTCACTTTTGTTCTCAAGTTCTTGAATAAGGTTTTTTTGCACATTAATTTTATGGGAGATAAGATCAATATTGTTCTCCGTGAAGCGAATATCATCTACTAATCGCTTCATTCTTTCTTTTAGATTGGTATTCATGATGCTGAACACTTGAATGTCCAAAAGATCTTCAATGATTTCCCTACGAGATGCAAGAGGTAATTGCATGAAAGGAACAAACGTTGAAGATCCGAGAACAACAATTTGAGTGAAAGATTTATAATTCAGTTTAAGAATATTTTGCTCAAGAAACTTTTGCTGATCTCCAGCAGCAGCATCTTGATTCAGCATTTTTCCATTCACATATACTTCAAATACGTTGGGTTTCATTCCACGTATTACTTTGTACTCTTTTTTTCCAACGGAGAATTCAATCTCCACAGAACATTCTTTACCATTAATAGAATTAACTAATTGAGGTTTGTTAATTTTACGGAAAGGTTTATTAAACAAACCAAAAGTAAGAGCATCCAAAATGGTACTCTTACCTGCTCCATTGGTTCCAATAATAATATTATTTCTATAAGAATTTAAAGAAATTTCAGTAAAATTATTGCCAGTAGAAAGAAAGTTTTTAAAGCGAATGGTTTTAAAAATAATCATAACTCATTATGAGAGGGGGGAATTACAAGTTCATCTTCGGATATAATCATAAATTCATATCCACTTCGTTCACACATGTCAATCATAGCATCTGCGTCAACCTCTACAGAGACTAAAGGTGCAAAATCTTCTGCCTCAAGCATTCCAATATATCGGTCAGCATCATCCTCTTCCTCAAACATCAGAAGAACTCTGTCACCACGATTGTTAGACATTGCGTAAGCACCTTCATCTTCTTTTCCTTTGAGGCATAGAATGTACATTATACCACCTCCAATGCCTCCACGTAAAGTGACTTCATGATTTCTTTGATCTTTGAATTATCTAGGCTAGTATTCATCTCATCAATATACTTCTCAAGTATAGTAAGAGTATCTTCGTGCTCAAGTTGGATGTCTTCATCCTCTTCTCCGTCTGCAGAAAAATCTTCAATTACCTTAAGATCAAGAGTATAGTCTTGAAGATTATTGAGAATATATTCAAACTGAGTATAATCAGTTTTATTCTCAACTACCAGTTTAACACAAGTATCTTTATACTGTTCAAAATTCAAATCATAGTAATCATTTTTACTATCATCATAGAAAATTTTATAAAACATCTGATAAGGATTTTCATAAAATTTTAGTTTATTAGTTTCAGTATCAAAAATATTAAAACCACGCTTGTCATTATAGTCATTCCAATACATCTGATATGCATTTCCGACGTATTGAACGTTGCGTTTTTTACTGCGAGTATGGAAGTGACCTGACATCACAAGTTCAAACTTATCAAAAATTGAAGCATCATATCCATGCTCACAAGTCCAATTAGGATTAGCATTAAATCCTTTAAGTTCCAAATGACCTAATGCTACTTTAGCATTAGTATCTTGAATGAGACTAAGAGTTTCTTCTTCATTGTCCTGACAAATCCAAGGAATATACATCAACTTAGTTTTATCTAGCATCACTTCAGAAGGACTACTGAAGACACGAAGATTAGCAAAATCAAGAAGCAAACATTCTAGAGAGTTAATCTCTAAAGTATTTTTATAAAAACTATCATGGTTACCAACTAGGAGATCACAGGTGATACCCATCTCTTCAAGTGGTTTGAAAATGTTTTTCTTTGCCCAGTTCAAACTCCAAAAATCAATATTCTTACGGATATCAAACACATCTCCCATGTGAATAACGTGTTTGATTTTTTCTTTCTTTAGAGTGGGAAAAAATACATCATTATAAAATTTAAGAAAGTAATCGTGGTAATCCTGATTACCTTTCTTAAATCCATAGTGTGTATCGGTGAGCAAAGCGACTTTCATTTTCTAGTTTTTTGTTCAATGGTTTGCTTAATACTATTGTAATCAGAAGAGGAAAAATTCAATTCATTTACATCTGCATGTAACACTTCATCATATCCAGATCGTTCAAGAATTTTTGCTTTAATTTCTAACTGTTTCTTTTCCTTTTGGATCCTTCTTAGAAAAGCATAGTAAATGATTTGAGTGAAGTATGCAAATGGATTGCCACGATCAGGATCAAAGTTATCAATATACTGAACACAATTTTCTATACCGTCACTAATCATGTCTTCCCTAAAGGGATAGTTGACAAAATTAGGACGATATGATAAGTGTGTTGCGATCTTCAGAAAGCATTCTCCGATATAATTCGGTATCATAGGGCGGGTAGCACCCTCTGTCAATGCCCTATTAACTTTAATTTTGTAAATTGATAATGCTGATAAGAATTCTTTATTATCTACATAATGCTCTGGCTTCTTTTTCATTCTCATTAGTCGTCATCGCTCGCTTGGTATTTGTATGTACATATTATACCACATTATAGGGGGGCTTGACAACACCCTAAAAAGTACCTATAATCACTCTGTTAGGGTTGAAGATCAATAATAGCTTTAATTAATAATCATTAAATAGATTCTCAAATTTAATACGAGCGTCTTTTATATTACTGTGATATCCATTATATCTTTTTCTACGATTTTCTTTTCGTACATTTTTTTTATGTAAATTTTCATCACCTCTTTTTATATCAATAGCTGCTCTTTTATAAGAGGTTAATCCTGGTTCTTTCAATTCACCGATAGTAATAATTTTATTATCTTTAATAAAGAAAGTATCTTCAGTTGAAGATTTGATCCACTTTGAAAGTTTCAATCCTCTCGGTGCAGTACCTTCAATTACATCATCAAAGATACTCATGTCTTCTAATATTAATGGATTCTCAATAAGAATCCCATCTTCACAAACTTCAATGAGTCCGAGAATTTCTTCTCCTGTGATTAATTTTACTGAAGCAAAGAATTCATTTTCGTTCATTTTTTTATATTTACTGGGATAATTTCGTAATTAAAACTTTCCTCGTTGTAAATCTTGATTCTTTCTTTCAGATGATTCAAAGTATAATTTCTATAATTTCCTTTTGAAAAATCATCAGCAATGTCGTATAGTACTGCTTGAGATTTATTATCACCCTTTCGTAATACTCTACCAATTGATTGTAGGTTTCTGATTCTTGATTTACTTGGAGAAGCAAAAATAATATTGTGTAAATTTTTAATATTAATACCAGTTGAGAATGTTCCGTAACTGGCGATGATTACACAGTTATTCTGTTTTTCTGTTAATTGACGGATCTGTTCTCGTTCTTCAGCTTCAACTCCACCGTGAACAAAGAAAACATTACGGTCAGATCCTATAGCACTATTTATAATATCGTACAACGGTTCACCGTGTTTTTCAACGTAGTTGAAAAGAACTAATGAATTGCCATTAAGATCTTTGACTAAGTTTTTAATGAATGCATTTCTTTTCTGGTGCGATACAATATAGTCCATCTCATCAGGATAATTTGCAAACTTATAAGATTCGTGCTGAAGTAATAAAATATTAATTTTTAGATTTGACAGCTGACCTTTCTTCATGAGGTCAGCAGTATTGGTTACTTTGTTTGAAAGTCCAAACAGACCTTCCAAAACTAAGCGATGTGTTTTAGTACCATCTAAAGTGCCTGTAAATCCGATACGATATTTTGCTTCATGTAGTTTAGTCATGATGCCAGTAAGAGACTTTGCCTTGAAGGTATGGCATTCATCTCCAATTACAGCAGTATAACTGTCAAAATATTTTTTGGGAAGTTTGTAGACACTTTGCCAAGTGGTTATGACCACAGGCATATCAGATAACTTTGCTTCGCCAGCAAAGACTTGGTGACAATGATTTTCTGCATCCCATCCATAATCTTTAAAATCATTAAAGAGTTGAGATACCAGCGAAATTGTAGGTACAATAATTAATGTCTTAAGATTAGCGGCAGTGAAATATCTTATCAATGAGTAAATCATAAATGACTTACCAGAACCAGTAGGAGATAGGATAATTCTACGATAATTTTTTAATGCTTTATAAACTGCATCATATTGATAATCACGCGGTTTAATTTTTGGCGTGAGATAATCCATATAATCTTTGACACCTTCTGGCGTAATGAACGGATCAGTTTCCGAAGGATTGCCGTAAAATTGATTATCCTCAAAGGTGCATGAGTACTCGTGTTCTTCTGTCCACTCCATAAGGTAATGGAGTAATCCGATGTACAATTTTCCATCAGCTGGACTGAAAAGACGAATTTTTCCATCCCACATTCTGTTTTTGAATTGAGGCATGAACTTTGCGTCAGGCACTTCAAATGTAAAGTATTCTGAGAGTTCATATTTGATATGTGGTTCGCATTCAAGTTCAAAGTATACTTCATTTCGCTTTCGGATAAGGATGTCTGTCATTAAGTGATTCCTTCAATATAAGTTTTCCATTGGATAGCATTCTTGATCTGATAAGATCTATTGTTGAGCATTTTGATTACACCATCTAAGTAATCAATAATGATTTCATATTGATCAAGTTTTAATTGTAAATTTTTTACCTCCTCGTCAGATTCAATATACAGATTTAAATCTGTTTTTAAAATTTTTAAATCAAACGGATTATCTTTATATTCTTGAGCATCTGCTTTGCCCGTGTAGTATTCAAACTTACGACGGACAAGTTGTTTCATTTGCAGGGTTGTTTGCTTTTTTTTAAATCTATAATCTGAAAAAATTTTTAAGTATTTTGCATGTAATGCTGGAATATTCAAGGAAGCAGTATCAAGTTCTACGGGATCAATTTTTGAATCCTGCTCCCACATTTGCATAATATCTTGAAAGTTCATTAAGAAATCACATCTCCATTTTTGTTCCTAATTCTATATATCTTGTATTTAAATACCGCTGTTGCAGTAAGGTATTCTACGTTTGTATTTGTGGCATCAAAATCTAATGGAGTTATAGACACTGGAAATAAATCATCAAATTCTATAGTAATATTACATCTCCAATTACTATTCAAAATTTCTAAAATACCCTGACCTTCTACGGGATTTTCATATTGATCAAAAGTTTCTGCTAGACCAGTTCTACGCAACCATTTGTGTATGGTGCAGTAATTAGTCATATCTTCATCAATTAAAAAATTAACTCTTAAATCTTCATACTCAACTTCAGTACCAGCAACTGGATAATCTCTGAATGGAGTTGGAATGGTAATATCTGGAATTGAAATTCCAGGAATATTTGCCGATTGGCAATAGAAAGATACTTGAGGAAAATTGATCAGCGACAATTTAAATCCATTAGGTGCAAGAAAATTTCTATTATTAATTCTTTCTTTAACCCAAGTTGATTGTGACATTTTAAATAAAAATATTTAGATAAAAAAAGACCCCTCCTGAGAGGGGTCTGGAAGGACCTGTATGGGATTAAATCACATCAGGTTGGTTACACGCACACGGCGGTAGTAAACGTTGCTGGAGAGGTTTCCAGCAGCAACTGGATCGGAATCAGACAGAGCAGCAGAACCCTTAGCGAATGGGTTGAGTACCATTCCGTAACGAGTCTTGAATCCAATCTTGGGCTGGAAAGTGTCCTGACCGATTGCACGAACCATTTGGAGAGGAACGTATGGGCAATAGAACAGACCAGCATCATAAGGAGAAGTACCCTTATAACCAGCGATGAAGAACTGAGCAGCAGTGTTGCCCTCTGAAGGCAGAGCCGAATAAGGATCAATGTAAACCTTAATACGACCGTTCAGAGTACCAACGAAGGTGTTGCCAGTGTCATCAACGTTCAGGTTGTTGTTCAGAGCAGGGGTGTAATCCAGAACACCTGCCATTGACAGAGCAGAAGCAACATCCGAAGAACAGATGAGCATGTTGCCCTTGCCTCTACGAGTCTCTTTAGCGATAGCGTTCATTTCACGCTCAATCTGGAACAGAAGACCCTTGAACTTCTCAACCGACCAACGACCGTTGGAGTCAATGTCAAGGTCAAAAGTACCTTGAGTAGCAACGTTCTGCTGAGCACCAGCTTTAGCGGAACGGAATACGGTACGAACAACTTCGCGGTTGATTTCTGTCAGAATCTCAGCAGACAGAATGTTTGCCAGTTCGGTTTCTGCATCCAGACCATGAATCGCCTTGAGATCTTGTGCGAGTTCAATGGTGTATTCTGCTTTCAGAGCACGGGACTTAGCGGTAACAGCAATCTTTTCAATGCTGAATGCCATCTCAGGGAATGCATTGGTGTATGCATCACCCAGGGATTCTGCCGTAGCAGTGCTCATTGCTGAACCAGAGGTATAAGTACCACTGTCATTCAGAACAGCAGGGTTAGTGCCAGTAGGAGCAGAACCAGTTGAACCAGAAGCGGTAACGTATGGCGAACCAGAGAACTGACCGTTGACTTCGTTGTAGAAGGTCTCGGAACCAGTTTGGTTATCATAACGTGAACGCATTGCGAAGATCAGACCTGTAGGACCGTTCATTGGCTGAACGCCACAGATGTCATACGCAATCAGGTTAGGCATTGAACGTCTGATCAGGGAGATCAGTACGGGGTCAAAACCAGCAATGTTACCAGCATTGGTGGTAGCAGTATTGATAGGACCGTGGTTTGTAGGTGCAGCCTCGGTCAGCATTCTCTCCTCACGGAGGAACTTTTCTTGGTTTTCAAGCAGGATTGAAGTGACAGCCTTTTTGTAATTGTCTTTGATCTCGGGCAGATTGCCGTGAGACAGAACAGGTGCCCACTTTTCCTGCAGATGCTCGGTGTTGAACATTTGCTTTTCTCCTTTAGGAATTGTTAGGTTTGAACTATTTATAAATTAGAAATCACTTGGAATAGCGAGAGATTGCATTAACATAAGCAGCCATATGAGCAGGAACTTCCTGTTCAATTACTGGTTCTGATGCTTCAGCAGATTCAGAAATTTGAGCCTTAGGGAAATAATTTTCCTTAATGGTCTCAATTTTCTCACGATAGGTTTCCTCATCAGTAAACTCTACGCCCTCAGAAAGAGAAGAGAGTTTTTCCTTTTGAGTATCTGCTAAACCTTGGGATACTTCAGCAACGATTGATTCTTTGATGAATTCTCCAAGAGCAGAATTTAATTCAATATTCTTTTCAATTTGTTCGTTGAGTTTTTGTTCCATCTCATCAAGTTTTTCTGTCATACCCTCAACCATGTCATACTTCTCTTCAGGCATATCAATGTAGTGTTCTACAAATACGCCTTTGAGAGCAGACATAAACGATTCTGCGATTTCGGTGCGAACACCATGATCAATCGCAATTTTATTATCTTGAATCCATTGTTCTACAACGTAGTTAAGGAATCCATCAACCTTAGCGGTCATTTCTTCCTTGATCACTTCAATTTGCTCATTCAATTGAGCAGCATACTGCTCTTCAAGTTTCTCAATTTCTTCGTTGATCTTGGAAACCAGAGCAGCTTCAAAGATGGTAGTCGCCTTTTCTTTGAATTCTTCAGAAAGATCTTCGCCGTTTACCAGTGCATTTACATCAGCGGTAACATCAACGTCTTCTTTCTTCATCATTTTTTTATAAAGTTTCTTATCTTCCTTCTCGTCTTCGTGCTTAGCTTCTTTTTCTGCCTCTTCTTTTTTAAGAGTTGGCATTGATTCCCCGCCACCACGGGTGGTTCCTTTACCACCACGATCACCTGGAAATGATGAACCAAGTTTAGGCATTGGGTCTTGACCGCCCTCACCCGCATTAACTTGAGTTTTAGATTTTTTGACAGGAGCAGCTGCTTTAGCACCAGAGTTCTCAAACTTACCATTGTACTCAGCAGAAGATCCAGCCGCCATTGGTTCTACATTGGCAACAGCAACTTCTGAACCAGAAGCACTAGGAAGATGTGATTTTTCTGCAGGTGCAGAACCAGCAGTTACAGCGTTTTTCATTTCTGTAACGGTCTCCGCATCAATATTATCTGATACGAACTCCTCAAATTTCTCGTTTAACGAATTTGCCATTAAAATTACCCCTACGGATACTTTGATTTTCTAATACTTATTTATTAATTTTATAAGTTAAACAACAGTTTCTCAAATGACTCAAGGATTTTACCCTCAAGTTGATTGCGAGAAACTCTATCTAACTCTTCTTTCACTCTTTGAATTTCAGCTTCTTTAAGAAGACCGTTATCCCATACCCATTCTTTACCTTCCATAATTCCGTTAACAAATGCATCAGGAGCAGAAGGATCTGCTACAATATCTGCAGCAGTAGTGAGCATAAAATCATCACGAACATAATTGGAACCACCTTTGGATTCCAAACTACCAACGCCTCTGGAAGAAACTCCCAGTTGCACACCTTCACGAAGAAGGTTTTTGGCAATGCTACCCATCGGAGTTTCAAGCAGTTTTGCTTTACCAATGAAGTTAGAACCATCTTGATAAAGTTCTACAATTTTATGTGATACTCTATCAAGATTAATAGTAGGACCATCAGGATGTCCAAGTTCCCCAAGAGCACGAGATTTTTCAATATAGTTTGAACTATAGTTGGTTACTTCGCGCTGAAGAACGGGCATAGGATATACACGACCATTACGGTTCTTAATATCCCCCTGAAGGAATACACCCTGAATATATGTATACTCTTTTCCGTCCTTCTCTTCTGTGAGGAACTGAATATCCTCAATGTGCTCTACGATAAGTTTCATTGTTCTTCTTCGGTAGTTTCTTCCGTAGTTTCTTCGGTGGGATTCATCAAGTTTGAAGCAACTTGTTGCTTATAATCATCCAATTGTGAAATTGCTTTATTATATAAAATATCAATAACTTCATCTGAAGCAGTGATATTTTCACCATTGACAATTTTATCAATTAATTCTTTAGTAACAGTCATAGTTTAATAGTCTCCTTTTATTTATTTCATAACATCTTTTGGCGCAACCTTCTTAGAAGATTGTGGTTTTAAAGAATCTTTTGGTTTAGTTTCTTTAGGACCATTCTTAGGAGGAGGTGCTGCCATAGGATCAGGTTCAATTGGTGCCACGGGAATATCCATAAGTTCACCAGATTTTTTCTCTGATTTAATTTGAGTATTCATGTCAATAATCATTTGATCAGTTTGTTTTAAAATTTCTCTCTTGACATATTCATTAGAGAAATAAACACCCATGAATGGTTGAACTTGATTGACAAGATTCAAACGCTCATTCATCATTTCAATATCTTTTAATTCAGCAAAATGATTATCAAACAAGAAGTCATATTGAATATGTTCTTCTATAGATTCCCATTCATCTAATGTAATTACATTTTTGAGAACCAACTGAGTTTTCAACATATCATTGAAAAGATGTGCAAATTGTTTGCGAAGTCTTCCAACAAATTTTACAAATTTAAGTTCGTCTCTTAAAATATTATCTGATTTACCAATAGTAAATGAACTATCTTCTCCAACTCTAGAAGGAGGGAGATTTAAAGATTTATATAATTTTGTTTTAAAATATTCAACGTCCTTGAGTTCACCTAAGTTTTGAGCACCAGGAAGCGTAGTGATTTCTGTACCCCTGCCACCCTCTCTGCGAGGCAACCAGAAATCTTCCAACATACTCATAAACTTCTTATCGTCACGAATCTCGCCCGTGCTGGCATCGTATACGAGTTTATTTCTGTAGCGAGACATAACCTCTCTAAGGTACTGCTCTGCTTTTACTTTAGGAAGATTGCCTACGTCAATATAAAAAATTCTTCTTTCTGGAGCACGAGATAAACGATAGATAACCAGCGAATCTTCAATCATTCGCAGTTGGTTAATTGCCTTAAGTGCTTTATGTAGATAAGAAAGTGGAATGTTCAGATTGAGATCCATCAATCCTGAAGGCACAAATGTAATTGCATCTATAGAAATTTTGATCCCCATGTAATCTCTGGGACCTTGTACTGTTGATGTACTTGTAAAAATTCCTTTAGGATTGAATAGGTAATATTCTTTAATGTCACCAAAGTCAACCTTTGCCATTTCTTGAGTTGGTGGCCTATCTGGTTTTTTGACCTCTCTCATTTTTTTAATCTTGAGAGGATCAATGTAGCGAAGTTCTTTGATTCCCTCCCCAGGCTTGTTTACATCAATTACTTTATGGTAATATAATCTTCCGTCAATATACCAACGACGGAACATTTGATATGCTTTCTTATCAAACTGCAATAGGCGTTTGATTTCTTTAAATTCTTCACGAATTCTTTTCTTAATACTTTCACTAACTTCTAAATTAGATAATTCAATCTCTACTGGAGAATCATCTAAATCTGAAACAATTGCTTCATTTACTACTTCGTCAATAGCACCATCAACTTCTGGATGCAAAGATACCTCGCGATACTTGCGAATCATTTCAAATTCATTTTTTGAAATACCTTCAATATCAACATATTGACCGTAATAACCTCCAGCGGAGATTGTTACGGTCCCATCGTCGTTATTAGGAGCAACAGGGGATAATTGCCCCTGCTGCTTTTTTTTCTTCTCGTTATCTTTATCTAACGAAAATCCAAACAATTCCGCCATTTTATAATTTCAAACCTTATAGTATTTAGATGGTTGGAGCAGAACCGCCAATAGATAAACCTGTCCCTGCAGCACTGATTTCCCAATAATCGTATTGGAATTCTACAGTGTATTCAGCAACACTATTATTGTTGTCATAAGATAAATCAATTTGCGAAATATTTGTTGGGAAAGCATGTACAAATTGATATGATCTAACTAAATCATGTGGATCTTGTTCAGTTCCACTTGCAGCCGAAGCAGCATTGACACCTCTAGAAAGTTGATCAACTTGAAGAGTTGCGGAATAGTTAGTAGATTCAGTATGACCAGCACCACTTGTGTGCTCATTCAGTACATCTAACCACTTTTCAAAATAACTTCTAAGTGCTAAATCTTGATCGCCAAATACAGTTACTGTCCATGATTCAAATGTTCTATCACCAGGAAGTTTAATAACTCTTCCTCTAAAAGGAACTTCTACAGTACCTACCGAAGAAGCTGGAATACCAGCTGAACGACAAAGGAATGAGAACTTTGATGTATCGCCAGCTTTTAAAGATGCTGCATTTGGTGGTGTTGCAATTGAAACTCTAAACAGATTAGGGCGAATGCCATAACCAATTTTAGTCTTGAATGTATTTAAGTTTGCCATTGTTTGATTATCTCCTTAAGGTTATTTATTTTATAATCAAACTCTGCCGACTACTTCATCAAAACTTACGCCCGTGCGAGTAGCAACGAAAGAGAGAGTGATGAAGTTAATGGAGCGACTTGGCTTGATATAAATGTCGGCAACAAATTCATTTCTATCAATTACATCAGCAGTATTGTTAGAAGAATCAGCAACTACGAGGTAATCAGTAACACCTCTTCTTGCTTGAATATCACGCAGATAATTACTTACTTGTGTGGTAAAATTATTACGTGTTGTTTCGTCGTTTAATTCAAAAAGAACATTTCTAGAGAAATCTTTAATTGTTCTTTCAAGAATGAGGAAGAGACGACGAACATTAATTCTATCAAAAGCACTAGGACTACGAAGTGCAGTCTTATCGCCATAAAGTACGATACCTTGACCAGTGAATGATACGATTGGATTTACACGCTTAGCGTATAATTCATCTCTCTGATCTTTATTTGGATTGAATGCAATCTTAACTGCATTACGAAGATTACCTCTGTTGAAACCAGCAGGTGAATACCATGGTTCTGCAGTAGCAGAAGTATTTACACACAGACCAGCAACATCAGCATTACAAGGAATCCAGCGATATGCATCATTAAATCTGTCATAGATGTACTTGTAATTATTATCAAATACAGCGTAAGAAGAACTATCGCTGATTGATTCAAAGAATGCAACTACATTATTTTTTTGTGCCGCTGCTGTGGAAGCATCGCTTCCAATAACATCAGATCTCTTTGGAGAAATAAATGCAACACAATCTTTTCTTGAACTTGCTAAAGAAATTAATGCATTTGCTTTAGCTGCAGATGTAGGACCAGATAAAATATAATCAATTTGAAGAGTTTCTGTATCGGAAAATACATCAAGATAAGTTTGTGTTTCGTTACCTACGTTATAATTTTGGTAGTCAGTTCCAGCAGCAAATGCATATGTTTTAGGACCAATCAATTTAAAAGTTGCAGAAGAAATTGCACTATCGGAAATTGCTACTGAACCTACAGGTTCATATTCATATGAGGTTTCGTGTGAACCGAGATAGATATACTGAGAACGACCTTTAATAACTTTTTTGTAAAAATTAGTTTCTCCTTCTGTTGTTTTAGCATCAGATGCTTTGGAAACAAAAAGAAGTTTTTCAATAATTGTTGATGAAGTTCCAGTAATTGAACCATCGGAATCAATAACTACAACGTGAATCTCGTCATGAGCACCACCTTTGGATGCTGCATAAGGAGAAGTGCCAGGACGAGGAGCAATAGAATTCCACTTGATTGAACCAGCAACAGCATATTGCTCATCATACCAATCAGTTACAGAAGAAACTGAAGCACCAGATACTGTAGTTGCAGATGCAAATTTAGGAGAACCTGCATTTAATACAACAGCAACTTTAGTGGTATCGCCAGTATTTGCTTCATATGCTTTACCAGTAGCAGTTCCGTTAGTTACCGTAGCACCCTGAGCAAATGAAACTCCAGAAGCAAGAGTAATAATTTGATCAGCACCTCTATCAATAGTTGCTACTTTCAATCCATTTCCCCATGTTCCAGGAGTTTTAGCAGCATACTTATATGATTGAGTAGTGTTTTCTACATTCGTTTCATACTCACCAAGATTATTAATCTTTACAGAAGCAATTCCGCTTGCTACCGCCCCAGTTGCATTTGCATTTGTCAAGTAGGAAGCATTAGAAGATGAAATTCTTGCTACCTGAAGATTGCCACCGTAGTTCAAAAACTCGGAAGCGGTGAACCAATACTCATAATTATCGGCAGTTGGTTTGCCAAAAGTTGCGACCAGATCTTTTTCAGATGTGATGAGCTTTGCTACTCCAACTTCGCCCTTTGTGAAAGGACCAGCAATAGCTCCAATATTTGTAATTGTTTCCTGGAGACGGGAATTTGTAAAGTCACGCTCCTGAACAACAATACCTGGCGATAATTGTGTTGCCATCTTTTACCCCTAAAGTTCAGATTTTATTCTAAACTTATTTATAAATTACTCTATTTCAGAGGTATGTTCCCATATAAGTGAATTCACTTGCTACATCTCCATACTCATCTAAGTACCAACGATCACCATTTACATCTACAAAACTTTGTTCGTCATCGTTTAGTCCATCTGAAATAAAACCAAACGGAGACATGTCTTGCTCAATTTGATTTTTCTGCTCATCATAAATTCTCTGACGAACATCATTGTCAGTCATTTCTTTGAAATAATCTTGAACAGCAAGCCAACAAAAAATAACCAGACACATTGCAAGGTCATCATGACAACCTTCTTCTGCTTCAAATGAATTGTTCTTTTGAATGAATGTAGTTAATTCTGCAATGGTATCATAATCTGGAATCAAAAGTTTATCATCTTCAATAAAAGTTTTTAAATTAAGACATCCAACTTTTTTGACAGTTTTAGACATCTTTACACCTAACTGTGTTTTCTTTCCAGAGAAACCAGTACCAACAATTTGACCAGCACGACCTCTCATTGCACACATCAGAACGTGATCATACTCAAGATCAAAGTGAATCATTGATGCAACCTGATCTCCAATATCATTTACTTCCGTTAGAATGTATGCTCTATTATAAGATTTGGCAATTTCTGTAATAATATTTGGGAAAAGAATAGGTTTAATTTCGTTATTTTTAAATCTTGCAACTAATTTATATGGAAATTTAGTAATATCAAAAACTAAAAATGCAGAATAATCAATACCAACTCCACGAGCAACGTCAACAGTCATGATATAATCATGATCTTCTTTTGGTTCTTCATATACTACAAGACCTTTTCCATTATCTTGAAGAGGATCATCATAAACCATTGTACGAAGTTTACTTGCAGCAATCAATGTATCAACCGATCCTAAGAATTCACATTCAAATTCTTGAGTAAACTGTCTTTGTGAAGTGTTTGCAATCGTCTGTTCCTTCCATTTAGCATCTCTTCCAGGAACTTGAGACCAATGAACTTCTGTGGTAATATATTCATTCTTACCACGTTCAGCATCATGCCAAAGTTTGTAGAACATATTCATCCCGTTTGGAGTGGAGATGATAATAACTTTAGTAGATTTACCAGAAGAAATAGTAGGATATACTGAACTGAAAAACTGTTCAGCAATATGAGTTGGAACGAACGCAAATTCGTCCAAGAAAATAATGTTGAATGACATTCCTCGCACAGCAGAACTAGATGTAGATGCTGCCATGATTTTAGAACCATTCTCTAATTCAAGAGAACCTTTGTTCCATGATATGATACCCTGTTGCATCCACTTAGGAAGATTCTCATACGCCAACTGAAGTCTACCAAGCAGTTCTCTGGAGGTTGAGAGTTTGTTTGCAAGAATACCTATATTGACATTATCATTAAACAAAGCGTAGTGTAGGAGGTAGGAGACCACTGTGGTGGATTTTCCTGTCTGTCTGGGAAGTTTTGCAATATTAAAACGGTTCTTATGAAACCTACGAATCATGTCTTCCTGAAAGTCCCACATCTCAAAAGGTACAAGACCTTCATCAAGAGAAACAATTTTGATATAATTTTTTGTAAAATATACAGGATCATCCTTACACTTCAACCACTCTTCAATTTCTTTCGGAGTAAATTGAATTTGCACATTCGCCGCTTTAAGATTGGGCGAACCTTTATAAACTTGATTTTGTGACATACTATTTTAGCAAATTTCAATATTTATAATTTAACAATTCCAAGCTCTTAATGATTTATTGATGCGTGAATCTGGATCTGATGCTGTTTTCTTTGAAGTTAATTTCTTTTTCATACCTTTCATTCTTGCACAGAATGACGCCCTACGGGAATTTCCAACCTCTTTGCTTGGTGCTTTAAGGTCGCTTCCAGGATGTTCTTTTTCATAGGA